GAAGTCAACGTGCAGACCGCTGCTCTGCTGGATTCAATCAACTCAATGCTGGAAGACTAACATGACCGACATCAAGAAAGACACCATCACCAAGTACGTGCGCCACCTTGCCAATTTCGGCTGCAAGTTCAAGATCATCGAGTCCGATGGCACCGAGCACGGCGATCTGGTCGTAGCACCAGAGAAGGCCCGCACATCACGCACCGAGGTGCTCAAGCACGTGGACTACAAGACACCCATGCTGGCTATGAAACCCGGTGACGTCATTAGTTTGTCGGCCACTGCGGACATGCCGCTGGAGTCCTTGCGGTCTAGCATCGCTGGCTATGCCACATCTGAGTTCGGCGCTGGCGTGGTAACAACAACGCTTGACCGAGCCAACAACGCAGTGCTCGTGCTGCGTATGGAGTAAGCCATGGTAGACCCCAAGAAACCAATGGCCGTGGTAGAGATACCGTACAAGTGCCAGACCATGGTGCTCAATGCAGACGATGCGTATGCGCTGTTCAAGATATTGTGCCAAGCCGACTTCATCGAGTACGACTACGACAAGAAGGGGCACAAGCACGTTGTCACCAACGACCGACCATCGCTCAAGGTGTTCTCTGTTGCGGACTACGCTACGCTTGCACTAAACTCGGAGCCCGAGTAAACTACCCGTCTGCTTCGGCAGAACTCATTAACCCAAGGATCATTATCATGGAATACAAGATCAAGCTCGACATGAGCATGGACGCCAACTCACTCAACACACTGCTGGGTGCATTGGGTAGCGGCCCGCACAACTTCGTGCGACCGATCGTTGACAACATCTTGGCTCAGGCCAAGGAACAGGAAGAAGCTGCCCGTGCAGAGCAAGCTGCACAGCCCACCGACATGGAAGTCATGCAGGTCGGCGGTACAGACTAATCCCATGGGATTACCAACCGGCACAGCAGCGGTTCTGCTGTAACTTGTTCATTCGTTTACTTACACACTGGAGTTTTATCATGCGTATTTCTCACGTCACCCCCATCCTCGTTAAGCGTTACCTCAACGAGAACACCCGCAAGCGCACCACATTTCTGCGCGGGCCATCAGGCATCGGCAAGTCCGAGATCGTATTCCAGACCAGCAAGCTGCTGGGCGAGCATGTGTCCAACTGGCACGGTGTCGTTGACCTGCGTCTGGCACAGATGGATCCCACAGACCTGCGCGGTATCCCGCACGTCAAGGAAGGCCGCACACACTGGGCACGCCCTGACTTCCTGCCTGCTGACGGCACTGGCATCTTGTTCCTCGACGAGATCACATCTGCACCACCTGCTGTGCAAGCTGCTGCGTACCAGCTGTGCCTGACACCTGAAGACTTCGGCATCCCTGCTGAGTGGATGGTCATCGCTGCGGGTAACCGCAAGACAGATCGCGGTGTCACATTCAACCTCGCGGCTCCACTGCAGAACCGCATGTGCGACATCGACGTGTCCACCACCATCGACGACTTCGTCAGCCACGCCATCACACGCGGCATACGCCCCGAGGTGCTGTCTCTGTTGCAAGACCGCCCTGACTTGTTGCACAAGTTCGAGCCCACTGGCGACATCAAGCCATTCCCATCGCCACGTTCGTGGTTCGCTGCTTCGCACGTGGTTGACCTTGAGTTGCCTGTGCAGGATCGCGTCGAGCTGCTCAAGGGTGACGTTGGCGAGGAAGCTGCCATGATCTTCGAGACACACCTGCGTGTCTGGGAGTCGATGCCCCGCATCGAGGACATCTTGCAAGGCAAGGACGTGCCTGTGCCCAAAGAGCTCAACGTGCGGTACTGCGTTGCCATGGGCTTGGCCACACGCCTTGACGCGACCAACTTCGACAAGGCATGGAAGTTCTTGGAGAAGATGCCCGGTGAGGTGCAGACCCTGACGATCAAGCTGGCACACAAGCGTGACAAGTCGATCACCAAGTCGCCTGCATTCAGCAAGTGGGCCGTGGCTAACCAGTCTGCTTTCAGCATGAAGTGATGGCGACGATCAAGCATCCGATACAAGGCAGGCCAACGCTTACGTGGAGTAACGATGGCTCTGTCCACACTGCATACACAGAGGCAAACGCCAAGTACAAACGCGGCAATGCCTACACTGTGCGTGAGACGTTCGCTGTGGTGCGCCCACTCTACGATGCCCTCGGGTTGTTCACCGATGGTGCCAATGGTTGGGTCGTGACACGTAACAACTTCGACGAGATTAGAGAGTTCAGTGACTACGCTATGGCCAAGCTGTACGTCGAGTCTCTGTTCACGCTAGAATACGGAGCCTAATCCCATGGGATTAGCACAACACTTGTTTACTGGAGAAAATCATGGCAACACTTATGGATCGACTTGACCTTGCATACAGCAAGCTCGGACTGCGTGAAGCGTTCATCGCTGCAGTCATGACCCGCGTCAAGCGCGAGGTCTCTGACAAGGTGCCCACTGCTGGCACCAACGGCACATGGGTGCGGTACAACCCCAAGTTCTGTGAGCCCCTCACTGACGAGGAGCTGTTCGGCCTCGTGCTGCACGAGTCCTGCCACATCGTGATGATGCACATGTGGCGTCGTGAGGGCCGCGACCCACGCATCTGGAACTACGCCAACGATGCACTCATCAACGCATACATCAAGTCCCGTGGCTGGCAACTTCCCAAAGGTGGCGTGCACCTCGGCTGGGTTCGTGAAGAGCACAGCTCCGAGTACGTGTACAACAAGATCAAAGAGCAGCAGCAAGAGCAGCAGAAGTCCAAGGGCGGCGGTGCTGGTGACAGCGACGAGGGTGATGAGGATGACGGCATGGGCGGTGGCTTCGATGGCACTGGCGACCTTGAGGATGCTCAGGATGACGCGACCCGTGTGGACATGGAAGCGACCATCGTTGCGTCTGCCAAGATGGCCAAGGACTGCGGCCAAGGCTCCAGCATGATCGACCGTGTGCTTGAGCGTGTCGGTGAGCCCATGGTTCGCTGGCAAGATGTGTGCCGCTCGATGATGACCGAGTCATGTGCTGCCGACTACACCTACACACGCCCATCACGCAGGTTCATCGGCTCCGGCCTGTACCTGCCATCACTGCGCTCTGACGCACTGGGTGGCTTGGCCATCGGCTTCGACACCTCCGGCTCCATGGGCCCCAAGGAATGCAACCAGATCGCTGCCGAGATTCAAGCCATCGTTGACGACTTGCAGCCATCGTTCGTTGAGGTCGTGTACTGCGACTACGTGGTGACTCACGTCGAGCGTTTCGAGCGCGATGACCCACTGGTGCTGCAGCCCAAGGGTGGCGGTGGCACACGCTTCCAGCCTGTGTTCGAGCACTTCGCCAACACCGACGAGCGCTATTGCGGCATGATCTTCTTCACTGACATGGAGGGCAACTTGCAGGAATGCGAGGAGCCGCCATTCCCTATGATCTGGGCCGACATCGGCTACAGCCATCCACAAGAGCCGTTCGGTACACGGGTTAAGGTGGCACTCTAATCCCACGGGATTAACACAAGGACTGACATGAGCAACTACATCGAGAAAGAACTGATTAACCGACTGACACGCATCGAGACAAAACTCGTGCGTGGCTTTGAGGAGTTGGGCGTGAACATCGACAAGGACACTGAGTGGCTGTCTGTCGATGAGCCTAACCGCGTTGTGTACATCTCGACACTGGGCCGTTCGATGACGGTCATGTTGAGTGACATGCAGCGTGCTGGTGCCACCAAAGAGGGTGACTGGTATGACATCGTCCATCGTGGCGATGTTGTCGGCACCATCATGTTCAAGAAAATAACGTGAGGCAAACTATCATGACCATCGAACACAAAGGCTTGCAGGTTCAGAGCGTAACACTGCCGTGGATTCCTGTTGGACATCCACGATACAAATGGACGTCATCCAGTGACGTCGAGGCAACTTGGAAAAAATACGGATGGAAACCACTCAATGACAAACCAGCAGAAACCACCCCCGCAGTTGCGCCACGAGCGACCGTTAGAGCTTTGCGGTAAATGTAACTACCGCGTCGAAGCCATTGGCGGTGTGCGAGTCCGCGACAAGTGGTACTGCGCCAAGTGCTGGGTCAATTACTTGAACAGGAAGTGACATGCGCAAACGCAGTAAGTACAGACCCAAGCATGTGCTGCTTAATCCCGTGGGATTTGTGATGGAGAGCTTGTCTCCCGTGCGGTCTCACACATCGTTCATGGTTGACCTCAAGATCAAGAACCATGCTGCGTTGGACTCATTGACCAAGGGAGTGGCAACACACGCTGACATCAACACACTGGTTGCCATGGGCAATATCACAGAAGCCTTTGCACGCATGGGCTTTGGTAAGGACTACAGCGATGTGGTCAAGGAAGGACTGCTGGCTCTACGTGCTGTTGGTAGGCGTGGCGCTGAGTCTGGCAGATTTATTCTGAAGGCCGTTGAGATGACTGCGCTCAATGAGTTCATGGAACTGCATGACGCACAGATGGAGGTGGTGACTCTGAGAGATATGGACGAAGCCATTGCGCTTGTCCAAGAAGAGTTCCGCTTAAAGAAGATGACACCTATTGTGGAGAAGACATGAACCGAATGACCGAATGCAAGCACAGGTGGGAGCCCGTTGAGGGCCAAGGTATGTATCACTGCGCCCGGTGTGGCGCTTTTCGGAGGATCATCAAATGACCGAAGACGAAGACAAACCTGAGCCCGCTGACGACCAGCTTCTCTGGATCGTTGTGGCTTTTATTGCATTTATGCTGACACTGATGACATTGAGGAGTTGTTTATGACCATAAAACAAACAGTGCAGATATTTGGCTTGTTGATGCAAGGCCCGCACAGCAGGATTGAGTTGGCGCACCGCTCGGAATCTACCCCTAAGTTTGCGGGCAAGGTACTGCAAGAGCTGAAGGCGCAGAAGATGATCTACGTCATCGGTTACACCAACGAAACAGACGGGCGCAACCGTGTCAAGATTTACTCAATGGGTGACGGCGTGGACGCTGAGCCCAAGCGTTCACAGACACAAGAAGCCAGAAGCCGTAGGAGCTATGCAAAGAAGGTGGCTGTGCGTAAGCAAACAAACATCAAGACAACATTTGCAGGAGGTGTGTCGCTATGGCAATGACCGACTGCAAACTTACACACGACCACTTTGCTGTGGTCGATGTCAACAACCACTGGCGTGATGCCAAAGAGTTTCCACCGCCAAGAAGTGCAAAGATGCTGATGATCGACAAGAAGCTGGGCGTTGCAGTGCTTGGCTCATGGCGTGACTCTGATGGTTGGACACACTGGTGCCCGCTGCCTACATTTAGGAGAGAAGAATGAAACGAGACATCAAAGCATGGGCCGTCAAGCTGGGCGGCAGAAGCCTAATGCTGGACAACGATGGTATTCCAGTGCTGTGGAGGGTCAGGACACCAGCTTTTGAAGCATCCATGACCGTCAAGCATTTCCGCAACGTCAAAGCTAAACCAATCCGCGTCAGAGTACGCATAGAGGAGATAGGATGAACTGGATCAAGAAACAAATCATTGACTGGGCGTTACGCCAGCAAGAGCGGAAAAAAGTTGAGCTGAAGTACAGAGGGGAATCAGTGGAATCACTGCATCCGATGACAAGCTCTGGTCGCACAGACGACATCTTCTATGGATGCGAGCAGCTAAAGTTCACGATACTTAGCGTGGGCAACGGCACGCTGGTGCGTATGGACACGCACCGTCCAGAAGACGAGTACGTAGTCCGCCAAGGTGGGCCGCGCCGAGCACCGATTTTTATTGTCAAAGACGACGAGACTGTGCAAGACGTGATTGTCCGCCAGTTAGGCATTGCAGCATTGGAGAGATCATGAAACAACTCGAACTATTCCCCGACCTAACAACTTGGACAAACGAAGAAGAGGAAGTTATGCAGAGCATGTTGAGCAAAGGTGCGAACGGCACGAGCGCACTCGACATACAAGTTGCTGGCAACCACTACAAAAACTTGGCCATTCAACCTGTGGAGTACATCCATGCCAACAACATTGGCTACTTCGAGGGCAACGTCATCAAGTACGTATCACGCTGGAAAGCAAAGAATGGCATCAAGGATTTGGAAAAAGCTAAGCACTACATTGAGTTGCTTATCGAGCTGGAGACCAAGGATGTCTAACGGCCAAATACACCCAGCGATGAACGCAGCGCAAGGGATGATTACCGGTGCCATAGGCATTGGCAACACCGGGCAAATCATCTCCGCGCAACAGCACGCGTACAACCAAGCACTGCAATCTAGCGGCACGCTGACAACGGGTGACAGCTTCAGGCTGAGCCCACGCATACGTTTGGAAGTTGACCGTGTATCCAACGGGTACGTGATAGCCGTAGGCAGCGAGCGCATGATCGCCAAAGACCTCGAAGAGTTGCAGCAGCACTTCACCGCGCAGGTCGTGAGCAAACTCGTACTTGACGAGGGCAAGTGATGGACATCCTTACCGTTGACCTAGAGACCTACTACGACAAGGACTTTTCCCTGTCCAAGATGCAGACGGATGCGTACATCAACGACGACCGCTTTGAGATCATCGGGGTGTCTGTCATAAAGAACGACGAGGATGCTGTGTGGTTCTCTAGCACTGAGCTGGAGACCATTGGCTGGCTGCACGGCAACTACGATTGGGCCAACAGCGCTGTGCGCTGCCACAACACTTTGTTCGATGGGTATATCCTGACGCAACGCTGCGGCATCAAGCCCAAGCTGTGGATGGATACCCTCGGCCAAGGCCGCATGTTGCTGCCGTTCCTGACCTCACACTCTCTGGCCAACCTCGTCAAGCAGTACAACCTGCCGGACAAGGGCACCGAAGTCGTCAAGGCCATGGGCAAACGCCGTGTGGACTTTAATCCCATGGAATTAGCGGAGTACGCTGAGTATTGCAAACACGACGCGTGGCTGTGCAAAGAGCTGGGCAAGAAGTTCGACCCGTTCACACCGCCGCTGGCGATGAAGTTGATTGACATGACTGTGCGCATGTTCACAGAGCCCATGCTGATCGGCGACCAAGCCAAGATGCAGCAGCTGTACGACGACGAGATCACACGCAAGGCAGACCTGCTGGCCAAGGCCGAGACCAACCGCGACATCATCATGTCGAACGACAAATTCGCAGAAGCTCTGCTAGCACTGGGTGTGACCCCGCCGAAGAAGCAGAGCAAAGCCAACCCAGAAAAAGAAACCTATGCCTTCGCCAAATCCGACAAAGACTTTACCGACCTGCTGGAGTCCGACGATGCGGACGTACAGGCGCTGGTTGCGGCTCGCCTTGGAGTCAAAACGACTATCGCTGAGACACGTGCGCTGAAGTTTCTGGAGACTGCACGGCGTGGGCCACTGCCTGTGTACCTCAACTTCTGGGGCGCTAAGACCACTGGACGCTACTCAGGCGGCAACAGCATCAACTGGCAGAACATCCCTGCGCGTGGCCCCTCTGCGGGCCTGCGTGACGCCTTGCGTGCCCCTCCCGGGCACACGGTGCTGGTGGGTGACTCGTCGAACATCGAGCTGCGCACAGTCATGGCATTAGCTGGCCAAGATGATGTCACAGAGAAGCTCAAGAACGGCGTGGACTTGTACTGCGACTTCGCGTCGAAGCTGTTTGGACGCACCATCACCAAGGCCGACAAGGCCGAGCGGTTCTTGGGTAAGACCGCCATGCTGGGTCTGCAGTACGGCGCTGGTGCTGCGCGATTCCAAGAGATGGTGCGACTGGCCAAGCGCACTGACCCCGGTGTGGAGCTCATCACGCTCGACCGTGCGTACGCCATCGTAGACCTGTACAGGTCTGTGCACCACAAAGTGGTGGAGTTGTGGAAGCGTTGCAACGACGTGGTTCTGCCTGACGTAGCCAATGGCTGCAGCTTGCTTAACGTGGACGTCAACGGCTGGTTCGTGACGCAGTGGGACGGCTTTGGTCGCCCGGGTGAGCCCGGGGTGATGTACAACGACCTGAAGTGGGACGGCAAGGACTGGACGTACACCATGGGTCGCCAGCGTATTCACTTGCACGGTGCGAAAGTTGTAGAAAATTTATCGCAACATGCTGCAATGCAGATCGTTATGTGGCAAACTGCACGTATCAACCAGCGCTATCCAGTGAAGCTCTCTGTCCATGACGAGGCGGTCTGCGTGGTGCGGGATGATGAACTTGATGAAGCTCGTGCGTATATGGAAGAGTGCCTTGCGATGACACCCAAGTGGTGCCGCAGTATTCCCGTATCGTGTGAGACTGGTGTTGGCCCGTCGTATGGAGACGCAAAGTAATGGCGATAGCTTACTCAACCGCTGACCGCTTGCCGAATTGGGCACGCGCTGAATGGCACCAAGACGCGTACATGTACGAGTCGCAGGTGTGGTTTGGCATTAAGTGTGTCGATGGGCCGATCTCAATGAAGATTACCATGCCAGAAGAGTTTGCGCAGCCATCGCCGTGCCGACGCCGGATTCTCCAAGACCTCATCGAGCAACTCACTGTGCAACTTGCCACCGTCACCTTGGAAGAAACATGACCCACCCGATGCCCTTGTCGTTCAGCCGACTGTCTGCGTTCGAGCAGTGCCCTGCGCAGTTTGACTACCTGTATGTGTCCAAGCGTGTACAGAGCACGATGAACGAGGCATCAGAGTACGGCGACAGGGTGCACAAGGTGCTGGAAGCCAAGGGTAACGGGTCACTCGACGAGAGCACGCTGACACTGGAAGGCAAGCAGTCACTGGAGCGTTGGGGTGCACTCGTTGAGAAGATCACATCACGTCCCGGTGAGAAGTTGTTCGAGCACCAGATGTCGGTCAATCGCCAGCTGCAGCCCGTGGACTGGTTCGCCAAAGACGTGTGGATTCGCTCCATCGCTGACGTGCTGGTTGTTGACGGAGATACGGCTTACTGCCTCGACTACAAGACTGGCAAGGTCAAGGAGAACCCCACACAGCTGCAGCTGTTTGCAGCCATGGTGATGTGGCACTACCCACAGGTGACGAAGGTGAAGACCTCGTTCATCTGGCTCAAGTTCGACGAGGTGACAAATGCTACGTATGAGCGCAGGTTCCTTGACTCGCTGTGGCGGGCACTGGAGCCACGCTTTGACATGGTGCAAGAAGTCATTGACCTCGGCGTGTTCAAGACAAAGCCATCGGGCCTGTGCCCATGGTGCCCAGCGAAGGGGTTCTGCCCTGACGCGAGACTGAAAGGTAAACGATGAAGAACGACATAAACAACACAGCTAGAACTGACTTCGCAAAACCAATACTGGAGCCAGTCAAGTATGAGCGCGGAGTTCCGCTATTTGACTCCCGTGCCGTACTAACCATTGTGGCAAACGATATAGCTGCATCAGATTCTCAACACGTTACTAGAAGGATGAAACACATGAGCCAAGACATGATTAACGCGAGCAAAGTTATCAACGATGCTGAAACAATACTCGATAACTCACTGACGAAGTACGAAGAGACAGCCAAAGCGTTGGCTACTACTGCCAAGCGTACGTCTGGAGATGTACGCAAAGCTGCTGATGACTTAGCGTCTGGTCTATCGAAAGTAGAAAAGACTGCTAACTTCGCCAATCTCGAAAAGTACGTGCAGCTACTTGAACGCGCAGCTACGGCCATGCAGCAATTAGCTGAGCTTGAGAAATTGGGGAAGTTAGACAAAATTGCTAACGCTCTAAAGTAAGGCGAGCCATGAAGAAAGAAGAAGATGTCAAGAAGGTGGTCAAAGCCATACTCAAGAGCACACCAAATTGCTGGTGGTTTATGCCTCCTGCCAATGGCTTTGGTCGCGCTGGTATTCCTGACTTTGTGGGCCACGTCAATGGTCACTTCTTTGCTGTGGAAACAAAGTTCGGCAAGGGCACTACTACAGCGAATCAAGAGCGCGAGATCGCGGACATAGGTCAGTGTGGTGGCCAAGTGTGGATTGTGCGCGAGACCTCAGTGGACTCGTGGCATATTGAATTTAAGGGGTGGGCAGCTCTATGCTCGTAATCCCTGACAAGCGCAAGATCATCATCAACAGCAACGAGAACGCAGCTGTAGCGCGAGCCATCCCCCATGCCAAGCTGTTGCAACACAACGGCGAAGACATGCTGGCCATGCCCTACGGTGTTGACGAGTCGATGGTGTTGAAGAACCTCGGCTTCAGCGTGCCTGCTCCGATCTTGCAGTACTACAACTGGCCCGGACGCTTCACGGCCATGGACCACCAGAAAGACACTGCAGCGTTCTTGACTATGCACAAGCGTGCCCTGTGCCTTAACGCGCCGGGTACTGGCAAGTCCATCAGTTCGCTGTGGGCCGCTGACTTCTTGCTGGACGAAGGCATTGCACGCAAGGTGCTCATCATTGCTCCGCTGTCCACGGTGAAAGTCGTGTGGGGCCGTGAACTCAAGCACCACCTGCCACATCGCTCGTTTGTTGTGTGCACGGGGACAAAGCAAAAGCGCATCGACCTGTTGGCTACACCCGGGGTGCAGTACGTCATCATCAACCATGACGGATTCACCAACATGCAAGCTGAGCTGACTGGCTTCGACGTGGTGATCTATGACGAGGCGACAGCACTGAAGTCACCGAGCTCGCAACGGTACAAGATGTTCTCCAAGTGGATGACCAAAAATCAGCCATGGCTGTGGATGCTGACGGGTACGCCCATCTCACAAACACCCGCTGACGCATGGACGCTGGCACGACTTGTTGATTCACCGCAGTGCCCGAAGAGCTTCACCTCGTTCAAAGACTTGGTGATGCAGAAGGTGACGACGTTCAAGTGGACGCCGCGCCATGACGCGTTGGAGACATGCCGCAAGGTTCTGCAGCCGTCAATCCGGTTCTCGCTGGACGAGTGCAAGGACTTGCCACAGACTAACTTTGTTGGCCGCAAGACTGAGCTGACCAAGCAGCAAGAGAAAGCCTTCAAGGACATGAAGGACAAGGCCGTGACGATTTTCTCAGCGGGTGAAGTGACTGCAGCGAACACCGCTGTGATGTTGAGCAAACTGTTGCAAATTAGCTGCGGTGTGGTGTACGGAGACGGCACTACGATTGCCATCGACGCCTCGGAGCGGTATAATACCCTTACGGAATTACTCACAGAGATCGGCGACAAAACGATCATCTTCGTGCCACTCAAGGGTGTGCAAGTTTGGCTTCGAGACAAGCTGACCGCAGATGGTTTCGATGTTGCGATGGTCAATGGTGATACTAGCAAAAAGGATCGTGACCAGATATTTAACGACTTCCAGCACACGGACAGGCCACAGATTTTGTTGGCACACCCCAAGGTTGCTGCGCACGGTTTGACGCTGACACGATCTAAGGACATCATTTGGTTTGCACCTATTTATTCACTTGAGCAGTACGAGCAAGCCAATGCGAGGATTCGTCGGTTGACAACAACTGGCAAAACGACTGTGTGGCACATCTGGGCCACCGGCTTTGAGGCAGAGCTGTACCGCAGGCTCCGCACAAAGAAAAACACACTTGCGGAATTTTTAACACTGGTGCAAGGCATCAACAGTGACGAATAGGAAACGAGGTAACTGAATGAACTACGACATTGCTGCAGAAAAGTATCTGCAGGTTCGCAATCAAATCGAGAGTCTTGAACGCGAACACAAAACAGCCAAGGCTGTACTTACTGAAAAACTGATAGCGCTGGAAAACTGGATGACAGCTAAAGCGCAAGAGGACGGACTGGAGACAGTCAAGACTCCACACGGTACGGCCTACTGGTCTACTCACCACACCGCGACAGTTGGTTCTCGTGAAGAGTTCTTCAGCTTTTGCAAAGAGCACGATGCTTGGGACATGGTCGAGTCCCGTGCGTCAAAGACGGGAGTCAAGAGTTACATCGAGGCTCACGGTGCACCCCCACCCGGGGTAAATTTCTCATCGGCAAAAGTGTTCAATATGCGCAAAGCGCAATCCAAGGAGTAAACAAATGAGTAAACCAGATATTGGGTGCCTGTTACTGCGGCTAACGTATAACTTTGATGTGGATACATGCCACCTGTACCTACCAGATGGCGCTTGTGTAGACATGCAAAAAGCGATTCATTTCGTGCAGAGTAAGTTCCCAGACACCGTTCGCTTGTTCAGCTATTCGGGTAGCGAAGTTGACACTGTGTACACCAAAGAAGACGGCGTATGGTACGCCAACGAAACTCAAGCATCTTAATCAGGAGTAAACAAATGAGTAACATGATCGCAAACGTCCCAGCGCACATCGCAGCGCGTATCGCAGCCCGCCAACAAGCAGGCACCAAGTCCAGCGTGGCCTCGGCCATCGTCAGTGATGGCATCAGCATTCCACGCATCAGCATCCGTGCTGGTCGGTATCGCCTGAACGAAGAGGGCGTTGAGACCACCGTGGGTGTCACGCTTGATACCATTATCGTGGGTGCCAATCCACGCGTGTCCAAAGTGTTCTACGCCAAAGCCTTCGATGCCTCGGCAGAGAACGTCCGCCCTGACTGCTGGTCCAACGATGGCCTCAAGGCCGATGCAAGCATCGACGCTCCTGTGCATACAGGTTGCGCTGACTGCCCCAACAACGTGCTGGGTTCCAAGATTCTGCCATCGGGTGCCAAGTCCAAGATGTGTGCTGACCAGCGTCACCTCGCTGTTGTAGCTGCTGCTGACCCCACAAAGGTCTACAGCCTCACGGTGCCTGTAAGCGGCATGAAAGCTCTGCGTGAGTACTTCAAGGAACTCGGCAACTACGGCATCGGGCCAGAAGAAGTTGTGACCGAGTTGGGCTTCGACGACGCCGCCAGTTTCCCCAAGATCACCTTCAAACAGAAGGGTTATGTTCCTGAGAAAGCAATTGGTCGTGTGGATAACTTGTTGGCTAGTGACCCTGTCAAAGTGGCGACTCGTCAAATGGCTCCCACCGCCGCTGCCCCTGCGCTGCAAGCACCAAAAGCACAGACCACGATCGCTGCTCCAGCCGTGGACGATGCCTACGAGGAAGAGGCCGCAGCACCAGCGCCTGTTGTTTCCGCGCAACCCAAGGCTAAGCCCACAGTTGCCCCAGTAAAAGCGTCGGATGAATTGGCTGCGAAGCTCGACAGTCTGTTTGACGAGTAATAGAATCACATCTCGTTAAGAGCTCCCCGGCTTAGGCCGGGGTTTTTCATCTAGGGGCATATTTTGGACACCAAACACTTTCTTACTCGCGTTTTTGCCCAGACAGACGAACTCGTTATCTGCACCCACAAGCCTGATAGGTCAGGCCAAAATCCACGTGGGATATTCTGGAACAGGGGATCGTTTGCCGACATTGACGACGCGGTTGCATCAATCATTGACTGGGACTCAGAGCCCAACACCACCGTCTACTTTGGCGTTGGATCATTTGCTGGACACAGTTACATAGACGACAACAACAAACAGAAATGGCAGCGCAAGCAAGAGCACGCGACATGGTTTAAGGCACTGGCTCTTGACCTCGACATCGGTGCAGACAAACCGTATCAGACACAGAAGGAAGGCTGGGCCGCAATGGTCGCAGCACTCAAGACAATCGGCATGCCGATGCCAATGGTCATCTCATCCGGTAACGGCATTCACTGCTACTGGCCACTTACTGCCAGTGTGCGCAAAGACCACTGGGTCAAGGCATCTACTGCACTGCGCATCGCGCTAGAGGAGAACGGCGTTGAAATCGACACCTCAAAAATACATGACCCATCCATGGTGCTCCGCCCCGTTGGCACGCACCACAAGAAACAGCAACCATGGAAGGACGTCCGGTGTGTTGCGGACTGCCCAGACTACGATGCTGCTGCGCTCTTCACAACGCTCAAGCCGTGGTTCGGCAAGAGTGCCAAACTATCATCCAACACCCTCACGCCACGCGCAGGCAAGTCCAAGTCCTCAATCCTTGATGCCGTCCTCAACTCCAATGATGTGGTACTTGACGCCGTGGCTAGCCGTTGTGCTCAAGTGGGCGCTATTGTCGCTTCTGGTGGTGTGCTTGATGCCGCTGGTCGACCCGTAGAAGAGCCGCTGTGGCGTGCATCACTGGGGTTGGCCAAGCACTGCACGGATGTGCCAGACGCAGTCATTAAGCTGGCTGGGCTGCACAAGGACTTTGACCTCAACACCAACCTCGACAAGATCAACGGCTGGAAGGGTACAGGCCCAACGACCTGCGCCAAGTTCGAGCAGCTGTGCGCCAAGGGCTGCGAAGGATGCCCGAGCCGTGGCAAG